GTGTATAAATTTAGGTTGTACATTGTATTTCCCCTTCCGGTATATAGTATGCGCGTATATATACGGAAATAGCCTTTTTAAGCCCTACAAGGCACCTAAAACCGACTTTATATTCTTTATTGATAAAATACTTGATAACACATATAAAGTGTCTTAAAATCGAATATAAGCCAAAACTTTACATTTTATGCTATTTGTATAAAATAAAAATAAATTATGTGAATTTGATTGCTGTTGTGTTTCGGTTATGGTACAATGAACTCAAATGAGGGTGGTGACCAACACCGCACTTTACTACGGTAAAGTAAATGAGGGTAGTATGAACAAAAATCTCAAAAAAGTAGCAACCTATGGTATTGACCAAATAACACCGCTTTGCGACGTTAAAACGGCACGTGAAAACCTTAAAGACTGCAAGGCATATATCGTTGACGATGCTATTGACGCGTTTGAATCAACGGCATTGCACGTAATGACCGCCGTTGAATATATCGCCGTTGAAGCGTCAAGTAGGTATGTAACAGTATCGTGCGCCGGTTACGTGTACACAGGCCCGCGCTCTGCCGGACGTTGGTGGTTTTGCTATTATCGCGATGTTATTTCCGGTGAAGCAAGTATGACGATTCTTGACGACAACGACGAGCAGCACGAATATAACTTGTAATCCACTTTAACACAGTAAAGCATACCATTTTGGTATGCTTTACTGCCATAAAGCACTTTACTACACTAAACAGGTAAACTCTACCTGTATAGTATGCTTTATCACGCTAAATTGCTAACGTGCTAAACTCTACCGGGATACTATACTTTATTACATTAAAGCGTTAGCGTACGAAAGTGTTGCTTGTGTACTATAACGCGCGAAAACTTAATTTTGAAAAACCTTGCTTAAATTCGTGTTTAGAAAATTAAACGGGGTTTTGTAAAAAATCGCTTGACAATTTCCCCTTGTGGGTGTAATATGGGATTATAAAGGGTTGCGACCGACGCAAAAGGGCTTGCAAATGCAAGTATAGGTTATATCAATTATGGCAAACATTAAACTTGAAATTATCGTTAGAAACAAAACTAACAGACACAACGGCAAACAGTTTAAGACTTATGCAACGAAACTTAAAGACGGAAAATGGTGTGAAGTACGCTTTACGCGCGACGTCACGGAATTGCCGGTTGCATACAGTGAATTGATTTGTGACAGTGCGAACGTGAATTTTGATAGACGTAATAAGTATCCTATTTGTTGGATTAAAGGTATCGTATCTATTAAACAGTTAGAAAAACCGGTTGAAGATATGACGCAATACTTTGAAGAAGTAAATGAGTGATACGATAGAATACGGTGTACTTAAAATAATGCGTTATAACGCGTTAAACGGCACGTGGTACAGGATAGCGAAATATAAAGATACTTGGTATTTTGTACACGTGTCACGAAAGAAGTTATCAAGTTGTCCTTGCGGATATACGCGGAATGGTAAGAAATACTATCTTTACAAAGGTTGTTTTATCGTTTCGTCCGCGTCGACAATTGATATAATTTGATTCGTGATTGACAGAAGGTGTATAATGTTGGTGTGGAATGTCAACGCTTTAATTAGTCCACGAGAGTGGCACACCGTGACAAAAAATGTTATATGCACAATGCTATCGGGTGGTGGTGGGAAAAATAACTTATGGCACGAATATCTTGGCGAAAACTTGGAATAGATAGAATAATATCGCAGAATAATGATAAACATCCGTTGATTGCTGCAAACGCGGAAAAGATTTGGGAAAATGCTTATAGGCAAGCCTTACGACGCGCGAGAAAAGCAGGAGTAAAGGATATAAATATATCTCGTGAATTATTTGTTTCAAGTTTTTATAAGACAGAAAGCGGATTATTTAGGTTTAGTGAAGGAACGACCTTTGCAGAAGTCAACCGAATACAAATAGCAGATAAATACAAGGAAGACGCGCAAAAAGAACTTATTAAAGCAAGATTTGCAGGAATGGCAGACGCTTATCCGAAAGTCAATGATATTCTTGACGACTATTTAGAAGGCGATATATCATACGAAGACTTTCGTGATAAGATTAAAGAATTTCGTGAAACAGACGCGGAATACCTTACTCGGTCGGGTAGCCATTAATAAAATTGAACTACTTTATACTTAATAGGCGGTTACAATGTGGGAAAGCAGTAAATTTTTTAGTGATAAATATATATCAATAGGTTGGAATCTTAATTTCGCAAACAGTTTTCCCCATTGTGATTACGTCGCTTGTGACACTGAAACAAAATTATATTATGACGGTGAATTACTGTCGGAAGATAAAGCATACGAATTATACAGGGATAACGGGCAGCAATGGGTGCGTAATAATCTTGAAGTTAAAGCGTATGCTTTTATGATTTCGGACGGTGAAAACTTTGCTTTATTTCAAAACGCGACAGATTTCTTGACGTGCTTGTCAATGCTAAACGTTAAAAGGGTATTTTGGTATAATGCAAGATTCGACTTTGCAATATTCGACTATTATTTTTTGACGAATAATTGGAAAGATATTTCGAGTGAAATTGAAGAATCGAAACGTTATAAGAAAATGCCTACAAATACTTTTCAATCATTAAACGGTGAATTTGGGCAACGATATTCGTTAAGAGTATGGAAAGACTATATCAATAGAAGGTCACAACGTAAAGTGCATAACTTTACAATGATTGATATTTGCAACATATTTTCCGGTGGCTTGAAGAAGAATCTTGAAGATTGGAAAATTAAAGACAGGCAAGGCAACGACGTAAGAAAGTTGGAAATGGATTACGTCGAAGGTAGCGTTGAAGAAGACTTGCAGTATATGATAAACGACACGAAGGGGCTTTATTTACTTGCGGAAAAAATCAATGAAACAATGAAGAAGATTACAGGTTATTCGTTGTTTGAAGGTGATTATATGACAGCCGGTGGATTAGCAAAAAAGACGTTGTTAAAACATATGTTTTGGCACAGTGATTATGACAACGTGCGTGCCTTTAAAATGTGTTTTCCTATTACAGCAGACGAAGATAAGGATTTTCGTTTCAATCACCTTTATTTAGGTGGAAAATGCTTTGTGAATCCCTATAAGGTAGGAAAAGTACAGGCGCATATTTACAAGTATGACGTCAATTCTATGTATCCGGATAAAATGCGTAATATGTTATATCCGGTTGGCAAGCCGACGAAGTTGAAAGATTTACCGGAAGATAAGAAAGGAAAGTGTTACGTACTGAAAATTAAAAACCTTTTTGGTGCATTGAAAGAAAATTGTGTTCCGGTGTGGCAAGACGTGTTGACAGGTGATTACGTTGAAGTTATTCGTGAAAACGAAATACGTTATATATGGCTTGAAGAACTTGAAGAACTTGAAAATTGGTATTGGTTAGAATATGACGTAGTGGAAGTATTAGAATATCAAGGACGTTTTCCCCGCGGTGTTAAGAATTACGTTGATACGTTTTATGAAATGAAGTGTAAGGAAAAAGGCGCAGTAAAGCAGGGTGCTAAACTTTTGTTAAATAGTGCGTACGGTAAACTTGCGCAGAAGATTGAACGACAGCAATGTAATTACGAATTAGACGAATACGGTGTTGTACACCTTGTAAAGAAAGGTGTCGAAATTGACGAAAATGCAATGTTGTCGGTAGTAGTAGGTAGCAGAATCACAGCATTAGCGCGCGTGAATCTTATGACTTTTATTCGTAAGATATGTGCGCCAAACATTAAAGAAAATTTTGTTTATTGTGATACTGATAGCGTACACGCGTTGACACCGTTTGACGATTGTGACGATAAAGCATTAGGTAAAATGAAATGTGAAGGTGTGTATGAACGTGGATTGTATCTTGCGCCGAAAACTTATTTAATGTACGACGGAAAGTATGAAGTGCATTGTAAAGGTGTAAATACAAACGTAGTAGCAAAAGAAATTGAAGGCAAAAGTTTTGACGACGCGTGTGATATTTTTAAGCCTTTAAGAACGTTTCGGTGTCTTGCCGGGCTAAACGTTAAAGGCGGAAAAGCACTGATATACGTCGATAAAATGATATTAAACGACAAAAATATGTTAATACAAAAAGAAATTATGGGTGAACTTGAAGAAGTATATCCCGAAGGATGGTAAAATGAACGCTATGTGTAATATAGACGAACAACGAAAACACGCCGTAAAAGACTTTGCGGAAAAGTTGAAGAAATACAGTTATACTGATAATTGTTTTACGGACGGAAAGTGGCATAGATATGTTCTTGTGTCCGATATTGACGAACTTTTAAAGGAGTATGAAAATGGAAAGCAAATATGAAATGAAATTAAATGGTTACAGAGTGGAAGTATTTTTTGATTCGTCGGAAGGTTGGTTTGTTAGATTAGGTGACGTTAAGGAAATAATCGACCGGTTGTCTTATATCAACGATAACTTGAAGCACGATTGTGAAATGTGGAAGAACGGTTATCGTAAGGTATATAAAGAATTAGGCGAAACGAAACAAAATGAACGTCAAAAATTTTTTGACGAAATTAAAAATTTGTTCAAATAATGCTTGACAAATGTATAAAAAGGTGTTACTATGAAAATAGAAAGTAAATATAGTTGGTTATATGATATTTTCACAGATAAATTCTGTCAGCCGTTAGATTGTGACGAGTGCCCGTGTTATCGGGATTGTCACAGAAGTGAAGGTAGCCGGTGTAGTGAAATTTGGCGAAAATACTTGAAAAGGAAGTTAGAAGAATGAGTGAAGAAATGACTTACGACGAAAAGACGGTGCAGGCAATAAAAGACGCTTATGAAGAAAAGTTAGCGGAACAGGTAAAGAAGTTTGAAGAAGAAAAGAAAAAGGCTTTGGACGAGCAACAGGAACGGCATATTAAGGAACTTAAAGAACTTATTTTAGGTCGTGAAACAAAACCGAAAGAAGAAAGTGAAGAACTGTCGTATGAAGAAGATTTAATTTCTAAAATACGGCAAAAAATAAAAAAATAAAAAGGTAGGTACAAAAATGGCAGTAGCAAACAATTTTAAACCCGTCACTGACGGTGTCAATTATCAACCGCAGACTGTTGAAGAATTTAACAGTATGATTGGCAAAGTTGGTAAACAAATGATTCGTGAAGTCACCGCAATGAATCCTTTGAACGTTTTCAATAAGGGTTATATGCAGAAAGGTGACACGCTTGAAGTCGTCGTGACTAAACTTGTAGAGGCAAGCGCGTATGACAGGACAGGTGCTAATGCTTTGGCACGTAACACGGTTGAAAAACTTTTAGCGCGTTACAGCAATGCTTGGTTGCGTCGTGTATTTGAAACAACGGTAGATATCCCCGAAATTCGTCAAGTCCTTGTTTCCGGTAGTGATTCGTCGGATATTGCAACGAAGATTGTTTCGGAACTTGCAGAATCGCGTACAGACGACAAGTATCAACGTCTTAAAGCCCTTTTGAAATGGGGTGCGACGAACGGCAGTCTTGACGAAACGCACGCGGCATTTGTCAACGCAGGTGACGTTAAACAGTTGACGAATGGTACGCTTGACTATAAGGCAATTCTTAAAAAGATTAAAGACACGGTTTCCGGTATGAAGTACGTCAACACGACTTTCAACACGGTAGGTCTTAAACGTAGAACTTATGCAGACGATATTTATATTGTTATGCCTTATACGATTAAGAATGCAATCGACGTTGACGAATTGGCAGGTGTTTTCAATCTTTCCAAAACCGAACTTGCCGGAAGAATCATTGAAATTGATTCGACTGATACGTATATCTATATCGTTGATAGAAATGCAATTATTGATATTACGCGTATCGACGAAATGATGTCGCAGAAGAACGCAAAAGGTCTTTTCGTGAACTATTTCTATCACGTAGAAGATATGATGACTATTTGTCCGTTGTTTGACGCGTGTTACTTTAATTACGCAGCACAAGCATAAGGTGAATTATGGCAACGAGTACACGACAAGCACGAAAAGACGCAGAACGCTTGCGTCAAGACTTATGTGACACTTACGATAATTGGTTTAGGTCACTGTTTTCGAATTCTGTCGTTGTCGATAATTTGCCGTTAGAGTTGCCGAAACGTTACTTACTTAAAACACTATACGAGCAAGGCAGGATAGGATATGACAAACAAACACACCTATTCTTGCCTTGCACGGGTGTAGGTGTTGACGCTTACGGTTTACCGACCGCTTATAATTTAGTTGGCTATAATGGGTTAGTGTTGCATAGAAAAGCAGACGAAGTCGATATATTAAGAATCAATGATACGGCAAGTGGTTTAATGCCGTTCGTTGATTTACAAATAAATAAGATTGTAGAATTTGATATAACGATTCGTCAGAATTTAGACGCGATTAAGACAATGACGATTGCAGAAGTTGCAGACAGAGCAACGTTGTTATCAATGGCAAATATTGCAGAATCACGTCAAATAGGTGCGACAATAGCCTTTGTAAATAAGTCAGCGAATTTAGGTAATAACATTGCAACACAGCCGACAGGCGCGCAGTTTTTAGTTGATAAATTACAGCAGGCAAGAGTAGAAGTTATCGACGAAGTATTGCAGTATTTAGGCACAAGCGTTGCAAATACCGAAAAGCGTGAAAGAGTACAAACGGCAGAAGTCAACGCAAGTCAAGGTTTAGCCGTAGACTGTATTTCTGTTATGATTGATACGTTTAATCACGACGCAGAAATTGCCGGTTTAGACTTGCGTTTACAGGCAAATACAAGTCTTATGAAGGACAGGGCAACAGCAGAGCAGGAAGTAAAAAATGAACGAGATTAGTAAAGTTTTAATAACAGCAGTATGCACGTTAGTGCCTTGTTTTGTAGGATTTATAGTTAGTTGGATTAAGTCACGTCAACAGAAGATTGAACAGCAATCCGAAATTGATAGCCTTAAACAAATGCAGCGCAAGCAGGAAATTGAAATTGAACAGGTTAAGAAACAGGCAACGATTTTACACCTGTTTGTAAATTGTCCTAAATGCGGTGAAGAAATTGATTTGTCGAAGGTCGAAATTAAGCAACGTGGGGTGGTGGAATGATAGGATATACACCGACACAGTTAACAGAAAACAAAGTTATTCTTGAAAAACTGAATAATATTATTGAATATCTTTCGTTACACCCATCGTATCAAGTTTATGCTTATAATGGCGGATTTATAAGTGGGACGTTGACGTACGAAATAGCAAATATTGTAAATTCCAGCAATATAAATGTCGCAGACGTTGTAGTTTTTCAAAATGGGTATTACGGTGTAATTTCGGAAATTACAGAAACGGAATTTACGTTGTCACAAGGTATTTCGCTTATAGGTCCGCAAGGTGCGAAAGGTGATAAAGGCGATAAAGGTGAGTACGGCACCGGAATTTTTATGTATTTTAAACCTATTGCACAAGACTTATATCAAATAGATATGGATTACGTCGCAAAGGTGAGCGGAAGGGAATTGCAAAACGGTGATATTCTATTTTCGCTTTATAATGCAACGGTAGGTAATTTTGCGTGGGTATTGGAACAGTCAGGCGAATTGAGAATGGAATATGCAGGTGCATTGAAAGGTCCGCAAGGTGTTAAAGGTGATACAGGCGCGCAAGGTCCGCAAGGTGATAAAGGTGATACAGGCGCGCAAGGTCCGAAGGGTGAAACAGGTGCAACAGGTCCACAAGGTCCCGAAGGTCCGCAAGGTCCTGTCGGTCCGCAAGGTCCCGTAGGTCCGCAAGGTCCGTCAGGTGCTTTGAGTGATTGGCAAATTGCAACCGCAGACACGGAACTTGAAGACGGCACTTATTTAGTGGCAATTACGAACTTTGTCGGCGGGGGTATTGTTAGAATATTAGACGGTCAAGCACAGGCGCTTGTATCATATTACGCGTCGTCCGGAGATAACAACGTAACTGAAATACAAATAGAGTTTTATAATAAAAAATACAGCCAAATTGTAGTGGCAATTATATCGTCGGGTAGTGTTCAAACACAGGCGATTACAGATTTTCAACAATATCAGTATATAAGACTGAAATAAACGCTTATGATTACATTATACACAATGACTTTTGCAGAGTTTTTGCGAAAGCACGGCGATTCGGTGGAATGGCAGAAAGTCAAAACAAAATTTCAAAAATTTCCGGTATTTACACTTGGGGATTTGAATTTGAATATGTATGACTTGCTTGTCGAAAAGTACGATATTTGGGAAATAGGAAGTGAAGACGAGAACATTTTCTTTCACGAATTTAATGAAAAAGTAAATGAACTTTTAATTAAATACGTCCCTAAAATTGCAACGTATATCGCGTCTTTCAATGACTTACTGCAACGAAAGATAAACCTTTCACAAAGTGGTAGCACAACGAACTATTTATATCCGGTGTCAACGCAAGACGGTAAGATTTCTAACGAAGTAAGGTACAACGGAAACAAAGATTCTTTGTTACTTATTTTCAAAAGCAATGCCGAACTGTTGACGCAGGTTATGAACTTAAAAGATATTTACCTTGATTGTTTAGAAGAATTTTCAAGGTGCTTTATGACTATTTACTGATATGAAAATTATTCTTTACAAAAAATGTATTTTATCTAATTCTTATAGTGAAGTATTCGACGTATTTCATAAGACGAAAGACCCACTCACAAACGAAGAAACGGTAGCGTTACAACGCTACCTTTCGTCGTTGACGAAATATGAAATAACAGCGGATAATGTGTATGTTCCGAATAGCGGTAAAATTACACTTGAATTAGATTTTGATTATGAAAATGTATCTAACAATATCTATGAATACAATTATATGTATTTAGAAGATACAGACAACAATTTCCGTCGTTATTGTTTCATAGACGATATTACAGTAGTCAACGGTCTTGCGGTTATTTCATTTTCGGAAGATATATGGTCGAATTACGCAAGCAGTATGGAAATTCGCAAGTCGTTGCTTGTAAGGTCACGCGCAACGAAATACGGCAGTTGGTCGATTCCGTTCTATGCACCGGGAATGGCATATGAAGGGAATAATCCACTTAAATTTACTGATTTAGCAGGAAATAATATACAGTTAAGCGACACGAATAATAGAAATGTTGCTTTAATTTGTCAGTTGCAAGTTTATAATTTATCGCAGGAAGGTGTTATAAGTGACAGAAAAGTATATACAGTTGCGGCAAATACACTTGACACAGAGTTGAATAATCACACTTTTTTGTTTCCGCTTAAAAAGACAAACGCAAAAGAAAGTGTTTACGAAATAGTTAGACAATTATATATTAAGTCAAGCGAAAAGCAATTTATTGAATCGGGTGGAAATAACCTACCGTCGTTATATTATCAAATATCGAATGTTTTACTCTTACCGGGGTATTGTGTATCAAAGCAATCACAGACTAATTTAATAGGGGTTGTAAATATAACAGGTAGTGCACCTTGTCAATTCTATAAATTGGATATATCAATAGGTGATATTTCGTCAAATGACTCAATGGTATTCGTTAAAACATTAACACTTGATAAAAACTTTAAGCGTGTTGGTATTGGGTGCATAAATAACTTACAACCGATAACAGAAAACGGAACGTCAGTAGAAGTTAAAATAGGTATTGCATACGACGATTTTTCTATTGGTGTTTATTTAGTATTTCAGAATCAAATAATAGAAATTACAAATGATTTCCTATTAGAAATACCTATCTCGGTACAGACGGCAGACGTAACACAACAACAAGCAGCAAATAGGGAATTAAAAGCAATGAACGCTAAAATTGGAATTGCAAATGCCGGAATAGATATTGCAACAGGTGCTATGGGTGCAATAATTAATGCAGGTATGATTGGACTTGGTGCTGAATTAAATGCGGTTATGCCTGCAACATCATACACAGGTATAAGTACAGGAATGAAAGGTGCAGGCGGTTTTGCGTCAAGTATAAATTCTATTGGAAAAGGTATTACATCATTAATTGGAAGTCAAAAGCAGTTGGAAGTTGCAAATAGAAGTATGTTTGCTACAAATAAAGGTACAAACATAAACTATAATGTAATGTTAAATGCACGTTTTGGAATCGTAATTGCTTATATAGAACCGGACAATGAATCAAAAGTACAAGAAAATATTAATAATGTAGGTTATGTATGTAATGAAATTGTGGACGATTTATTTAATAAACCTATAACCGACACAAGAGCAACAGCATACAATGTAATGCGTTTTGAATTTGCAAACATATTCGGAAACTTTACACAAAATATTGCAAAAGCGTTACGCGCGATATTGTATAGCGGTTTTAAGATTTGGTACGACGAAACAAAGATAAATGTTTAAGAGTTATTTTTCGGCAAAGCACGTACTTGACAAGGGTGCATTATTTAATTACGTATTGTCAGATAGGTCGGACGGAAAGACGTTTGACTGCAAAGTACGTGCTTTGTATGACTTTAAGAATAAAGGCACAATATCAATATATATGCGCCGGTTTAAGACAGAACTTACAGCGTCAGTTTACGAAAGTTTTTTCAACGACGTATTAGGCGATTTAAAGCCCGAAAAAGAGAAGTACAGGCAAGATTTCAAGGATTGGGAATTTCGCGGTTTTAAACGCGGTGTACAGGCTAAAAAGCCTATGTCTGATAAGTGGGAATGGATAGTGTTTTTTATTCCACTCACAATGTCAGGTAAAATGAAGTCACAGTTAGATAGTTATATACAAAAAATTGAAACTATAAACTTTGACGAATATGTGCCGTTGGATAGTAGATATGCGCCGAACGAAATGACGTTGTTGCTTGAATTTTGGAAGTCAGTTGACCGTGACCGTGAAAAGGTACAATTAATTATATTGGGAAACAGAATAACCTCGTTTACACCGTTTTTTGACTATTTCGACTTGCATTTGGAAATTACACAAGACAAGATAAGAACGTATCGTAATGGCACGTTAGCGGTGCAAATATATTCTAACAAAGAGCATAGGCAAGAGCGCGAAAAAGGAAAATTTGCGTCGTTAGTAGAAGGAACAGAATACGATTCGTACAATTCCGGTGGTGTCCTTGAAACGTTGCAATTAAAAGTTGCGTCGCATATAGGAAGTAAATACTTTTCGTCTTTCAAAACAAGTTTAGGCGAAGGGACAATATGGACGAACGGAACTGAATTTATAATATCGCAAACAAAACGTAAAGACGGTTTTGTAATATGTGATAAAATGTACAACACAGGCAGGGAAGAATTTTTAGTAACTTACGCAAGATTCGCAACAACGTTTAAGCACATATATCGCACAGGCAGAATGTACTTTGAAGACGAAGGTGCATACCACTTATTCGAAGATATTCTTAAAAAGATTTGGTGACCGGAAATACGAAAAAAGTTGTAGGTCTTTTGACCTACAACTTTTATCT